CGCCGCCCGGTAACTACGCGACGCACCCATCCCCCCCTTTTGCATCTAACATCCATATAGTGCTGCGTTGCACTGTTTGAGAGTGACAATCCTGTACAAAAACGTTATAATTGGAGTTTCAAAAAAATTTTTACAAAATGGAAACTGTTTCGAATTTAGAATCATTAGATACCAATACTCTTAAACTACTCCTCAAAGATGCTATGGATAAAAAACGTGAGATAGCACAGGGTGATTTTTTAAAATTTGTTAAAACAGTTTGGCCTGATTTTATTGAAGGCAAGCACCATAAAATTTATGCAGAAAAATTAAATCGTATTGCAAATGGTGAGCTCAAACGTTTGATTGTTAATATGCCTCCTCGACATACAAAATCGGAGTTTGCATCTAATTTGTTTCCTGCATTTTACATGGGCCGTCATCCAAAGGCCAAGCTTATACAAACTACACACACTGGTGAATTAGCAATCCGTTTTGGACGTAAAGCTAAAAACATGATAGAATCATCAGAATATGAAAAAGTATTTCCAACAGTTACACTTGCGGCTGACTCTAAGGCTGCTGGACGTTGGGAGTCAAATCATGGCGGTGAATACTTCGCTGCTGGTGTTGGGGGTGCCATCACTGGTCGTGGAGCAGATTTACTTATCATTGATGATCCTCATTCTGAGCAAGATGCTCTTTCACCAACTGTTTTAGATTCACACTACGAGTGGTACACTTCAGGTCCACGTCAACGTTTACAACCTGGTGGCTCGATCGTTTTAGTCATGACACGTTGGTCAACAAAAGATCTTACTGGTCGACTGCTCGAGGCCCAGGGTAAAGACCCAGCTGCGGACCAATGGGAAGTTGTTGAGTTTCCAGCTATACTAAATGATAAACCCATGTGGGGAGGTTTTTGGACCATGGAGGGTTTACAAGGAGTCAAGGCTTCTATACCTCTAACCAAGTGGCAAGCACAATGGATGCAACAACCTACCTCCGAGGAAGGTGCAATCCTAAAGCGTGAGTGGTGGCGCGAGTGGGAAGGAGATAATATACCGGAACTAGAATTTATTATACAGTCATACGATACAGCCTTTAGTAAAAAAGAGACTGCTGACTATTCTGCTATTACAACGTGGGGTGTGTTTAATCCTGACGATGGCAGTGGCAAAGGATTAATTTTGCTTGATGCAAAGAAAGACAGATGGAACTTTCCAGAGCTAAAAGCAGTGGCTATGGAAGAATATAAGTATTGGGAGCCAGAGATGGTATTGATCGAGGCCAAAGCGTCCGGGCTACCATTAACTCATGAGTTGCAAAAGATGGGAATACCTGTTATAAATTTTACACCCTCAAAAGGTAATGACAAACATTCGAGGGTAAATAGTGTAGCACCCCTGTTTGAATCAGGAGCTATATGGGCACCAAAAAAAACGTTTGCCGAAGAAGTTATAGAGGAGTGTGCAGCATTCCCATTCGGTGATCACGATGATTACGTGGATTCAACCACGCAAGCTCTAATGAAATATAGACAAGGTTATCATATTACGCTAAAAGATGACTTTGAAGACGAAGGAATAGACAAAGCTAGGAGGAGGGCTTACTATTAATGGTCGACGTAAGAATAAGAAGAAAACCACAAAATCCAAATACAAGAGGATTTGCCGCTGGTCAAATTGCTGACCCTGTTGAACCACCAAAAGGACGATTTCAACGCGGCGTTGATATGATTCAAAATATATTTGCAGCTGGTAAAGATATGGCAGGACAAACTGGCGCTAGCATGGCAGATTACATGCGCGCATCTTCTGCTGCACGTGATGGCAAATTTTTTACTCTTACACCAAATGAATATGATAGAGATCTAGCAAAGTTTCCAATTAACCAAGCTTATCTCACTGGTGAACTTTTAGCAGATATGGCTCAAATACCTTTTGAAGCTGTAGGACAAAGAGCAGGCTTAGATGTCGGTTCTGGTTTCGGTTATGGTGATATATTTTTTGATTCAGACGATCCAAGAACTCAAGAACGGTATCGTCAATTTATAGATGATTATAGATTTACCAATGTTGATGAATTAATGGCATTACTTCCTTTTCAAAATTATTTGCGAGGCCAAGGTGTTAATGTGCCTGATGAAAATTTTAGTGTTATAGAAGATGTTTTTAATCTTGGCGATTTATTTAGAGACACAGAAAAAGATCCATATACACAAGATGAAGAAACATTTTTAGCTGATTTTAGAAAAACAGTAAACGATCCTGAAAGTCCTTTTTTTGTAAGTCAACAATTTGATCAAGAAGGAAATTTAAGAATGGCAGATGAAGGAATGCAACCATATTATGATGATGTTTTTAATGCGTTCAATAGATATACTGGTCAAAAAGAAGCTGATTTTTTAAATCAATATTTACAAGGTTATCAAGAAAGTTCATATCCACAAATAGTTACGGGTTTGGCTCGAGAGTTAAATATTAGTCCTAAAACTGCTCAAATGTATTTAGCTTCAGGAGGTAAACCTTTAGGATACACTGAAAGAGATATGGGTTTATTTAATGATATGTTTACACTTGCAGATCCCATACTTGATTATAGTACAGCTGAAGGGCAAGCTTTATTTGGAGATGATCCATTAATGAATCTTGGTGGTGGTATAGCCAGCTATGCAAAGGCAGTAAAGATGATGCGAAATATGAAAAACAAATTACCAAGTAGTGTTCGTCGTGGTATTGAAAATTTATATCCATCAACATTTGGACAAGGTATACCAATAGGAGGTAAACCATATTATCCACAACTAGCTTACACTTCATTACCTAGAGGTTTTGCTCAAGCTTTAGGGTTTGCAACATTACCTGAATATGGTTCTGGACCAAATTATCAAGAACAACCTGAGGGATTGGAATTAACATTACCTGTTGGTGATTTTTTTAATTAATAAACAATGAATCAAAGAGTAAGAGCCCTTGGTCAATTTGTCTCTAATTTAAGTAAAAGAGATAAAAAAGATTTAACAAGATTTACATCAAATCCTACAAACCCTTATGCTTTTTCAAATTATATGTCTACTAGGATTAATCCTAGAACAAACGAACCTTTTAAAAGATTTAACAAAAATGAACAACAATTCATAGCTAACGTTTTAGGAATTGATGTTGAAGACCTCGGTCGAAGAGGTAATCCCATAGGCACCAGAGTTGCTTTAACTGATGAAAGAAAAGCATTAGCAGGTACAGGAGGAACAGCCACTACAGCAAAACAAGCTTTAAATCCAAGTCTCATAACTTATGAAAGACAGTTAGCACTTGCAGCAAATCAATTTGGTCATTCTATTCGTGATGTAAAAGCTAATCCTACAAAGTATCCTGAAGTATACGGTGCAGTACAAGCAATGCGTGGATCAAATATTGTGTATCCAAAGAAAAATCTTACATACCCTAAAGCTTTAGATCAGTCAGGATTTACTGCAGGAGATTTTTCTGGAATTATAGGAGCACGAGGAGATTTAGCAAGAAGTATGATGAATCAAGGCACATTTAACATATTAGATGATTTAGGAATTCTTGCACCTAACATAAGATCAAGTAGCATAGGACATACAATACCATTACAAGCTTTAAGAGATTCAAGTATGATACAATCATTTAATCCTTTTAGATTTAAACAAGGTATAGATAAAGAAGGTGTTAAAAGTTTAATAACTAATCCAAATTTAATGTTTCCAGAACCAACTTTTATGAACACAGCTAAAAGAGGAATAGAATCTTTTTTATATAATCCAAGCAATAGATTAAGAAATTTACGAGGTGTAGGAGATATTTTAGATGAAGCTGGTATGACAACAACTGTTCTAGATCCAAAAACACTTAGTATGTCAACTTTTGGATCAGGAAGACCAATGGACGTTAAACAACTTAACGAATATTTAAAAAGAATTAGAGATGATGCTCCATTTGGAGTTAGCCCTAAAACAGGAAAAAATTTATTGTTTCCTACTGTACAGTATTTACGAAGAAACTTTTTCCGTGGTGGC